GGGTTGATGATATTATACACTTCCCACCTGTTGATAAAGTTGGGTAAATCGCTGTCCAAAATTCAGAGGCAATTGATGGCTGAACAAATGCAAATTCATCAAGATATAACAGCGACAATGACGTTCCCCGACCTGCGGTTTTTGTGGTGGCTAGGGCTTTAATAGATGAACCATTCTCAAAAACCTTTGTGTGTACTTGGTCTGATTTAATTCCGGGTTTTAACCACCACGGACATTCTTCATAGGCGTACCATAACCGTTCCATAATTTCGAGTGCGCCAGCTTTGTCTTTTGACAACACTAATATAGTTTGCAGGTCTTGGAAAATGGCAAACCACAATAGATAAGCGGCGGCAGTTGTCGTATTATGTGACTTAATACCATTACTATAATAATGATGCGAATCATCGTTGACCCGCATATCATACATATTCATCCTGATACCTAAATCATCACAACTAACTACCAGTTCATCACCCGTGTCAGTTTGAATGATATCCCCTTCTTTTAAATCTTCCATGTACCGTTCACTACCATCTGATAAAATCACAATGTGTTTATCAGCGGCTATCAGTTCACGTGTAGCGGTCTTTAATAACCATGACTGATATGGGACAGTTCGATATACCTCATCAACCATCCCAAAATCAGACTGAAATTCTACACTCTCAACATGAGTGAACTTCTTTTCATCATCTATAATCTCATCAGAATTTCTATAATCTGAATCAATTACATATAATATTTTATCTATTAAATGTATCGCTATTTTTGCAAATGATTTAAACATTCTATTATTTTTTGAGGATATAACGAGCCAATTTTAACTTGATTTTATTGAGAAATGTCACAATTCTTGCCCTAAAATTGAGATTAAATAAAGAGCCTATCTCCTTGTTTTTATTGTTTATTTTTATGGTGGTTGAGGTGTGACAACATTTTCCGGTTTGTCGGCTTATGAGCGAAATCGTTCTTAGATTATTATGATATTCTAATATAAGGGCTTCTTGGTAGTCGCGTAGGTCAAAGAATAAAGCACCTCTGGTGGGGTGCTGAATTTTTACATATTTGCGAATAAAATACAGTGGGTCTTCGGTGCAACGGAAAAGCTCCATTGCCTGTTCTTCGGTATAATCGCTTGTATAATTAGGTGGTTTTATCAATCCACCTTCTGCTTCGCTTAAACGAGGCATAGATTACTCAGGCTGTTCAGCGATTAATGAGTTTGGGTCTACACTATGTTGCCGCGCCACTTGCGATATAGCTTTATCCCTTGCGGTGGTATCATCTCTAGCAGTAACTACCATGTTGAATTTTCTACCGTTGTCTACTTGAGTGACTACAACTTCAAACTTTGATGCACCCATAGAATTTTCCCGAACTTTGGTATATTCCAGAATCATATCAATTTCTTTATGTTTGCCATTATATGATTCAGAGATCACTTCAGAATTCGTGATTGAATATGGGGATTTGAACACTGATCTATAATTATCAGGGATAGATTTGAATGCTCCAGTAATTTTGAATTTACTATTGTTAAACCGTTCTACAATATAATAACCAGTAGCTTGTGGCTTACCAACAATAGACGAGGCTACGTCATGAGGGATAACAAAGGATTCGTACACTTCACGTTCCCGACCAGCACCTTCACGTTCTTTTTTATCATCTTCCAATTCTTTCATGAAAGCATCAATTCGGGTATATCCCACCTCTTTTTGTGCGTCTGCATCAGGAGTGGCATATTTGTCTACGGTAGCTTTATTTTCAGGATCGGTACTTCCCATTGGGATATATTCACCATCTTCATCTTCTTCCATTTCAGGGTCATCCCACCGTTTAAGAGGGTCAGAACCAACTTCGTAAAATGTTAGATATTCATCATTAACTTTAATGAATGTAGCAATCTTTTGAATGATGGCATTAGCATCTTCGATGGGTAGGTCAAGTTTAGCTTTCAGACTGTATGTGGGTGTGTTGGGATGCTGTGGAAAAAATTCATTACTTTTGTCAATAGGATGAAAGCCAGCAGTTTTCAGTTCTACTAACTGATATGGCAATAGTGATAACCTAAGCATCTCCATTGTATCATATTCATGAATGTTCACTACTGATCGAATATAGTATTCATACTGCTCATCGGCTTCTAGCATCATCTGCTTAAAGGTTTTACGCATTAGTTCTTGCATGGTTCATTCCTGATTATAATTATTCGACTTCTTCAGACACAGCATCCTGTGCATTGGTTTTCATTGTGTTCATGTACATAGCCATAATTTCTTCTCTGGTTCCAGAAAAGAAGGTATCAGCCTTTTCAGAGTTTCCTCTGTTTGGTGATGCACCATCCCCATAATCCTGCTCGGTCATTCGTTGTTTACGTTTCTTTAGTTGAAATTCCATTTTTTGTTTAATGGCATCGAACACATCTCTGCGTGTCAACGAAACAACTTCTAAATGTCTATTACGATATTTAGGTTCAATATTGATAGTTTCTTTACTTTGTTCTTTGAGTGAGTCCATACCATCTTGTATGACTTCCTCTAATTGTTTTTCGGCTATTGCCATAGATAGATCAATATCAGACATTTCAGGCAATAGTTCATTCTCCACAGCTACTATTTCATGTGGTTCTACTATGACTATATCACTTACGGATTCCTCATCTGGAATATCCATATTAAGTGCATCTGCAATTTTAGTATTAATCATCTTCTTTTAGCTTTTCCTGACTTGGGAGATTTAGCTTTTCGTGCTTTGCCTACTGTATTTACTGATTTCTTCCTTGATGTTGACAATTTACGTTTTGTATTCTTTTTTGCTTGTCTATGTTTTTTAATATCCTTTTGTTTTTTTAATCGATCAGGAACAAAGGGATGTATTGGGTTTTGTCTTCCTGCTCGATTATTATGACCAGTGAATAGATCAGCTTCCGTCATGATGATAAATTCGATACCTCTACGCATCGCCCAACCCTGAGCGGCTGTCCATTTTGCCTGATTCCTAGCTAGTATAGCCGCATCCCTAGTGTTCCTAGCGTGTTCGGAATATGCTTCATGTAGAGGTTTGATCTCTATCAACTTTTTATGCAAGGTTCCCTGTTTATCAATCATAGTGGCTAGGAAATCTGGTATATAAATTTTCTGTTTGCCAGTAATGGGGTCGTGATATGGTATTTGAACAGGTTCAGAAGCCCACTCTAATACATCGGGGTGCATATCACAATACTTCATGAATTCTTCTTCCCATGAAGATCGTGACACGATAGGATATTCTCCTACATATTTTTCAGGATATTGTGGGGTGTATATAGATCGTTTAGCCGCCACTATTTAACCTTATTTGATTCGTTTTCCGTCAACGTTTTAGCTTCCTGAACTTCATAATTATTATACACCTCAGCAGTTATCTTCCGTTCCAATGCACGATTCATTTCTGAATAAGACTCGCTCATATCAGCATACAGGATGTCGGCGGCATCTAAAAGTTTCCATTGTTCGTCGGTTCCACCATTGCCCTCGTCGTCAATTGCTTGTGCGGTGGCTTCTCTAATTTGATTAACATCGTCAAGCCTGTCAGCTATATCAGCTATTGCAACATCCAACTCATCTACGGTCATTGCCGCAATGTCATCACGGCTCAGAGCAGGATATGGGTCTGGCAATGGTGCAGGGGGCGCGGTTGGTTTTGGAGGAGTAGGTGCCGGTGGTGGCATAGGCGTAGGTGGCTCCTTCGGTGGTACAGGTGCAGGATTAGTTGGAGCAGGATTAGTTGGAGCAGGATTAGTTGGAGCAGGATTAGTTGGTCTAACATTATCTCCTTTCCAAAGATTTCTACCATCAGGTCTTGCTATACCAGCTTTCTGAGTAGTATTCTGTGGTGCTGAATAACCCAAATGAGATTCAAAAATATCCGCATATTGATCTCTATTTTGACCTGTTGTGAAATAAGAACTTTCATATTCCATAGCCACACTAATTTCCTGTTTTCCAGTTCGATCTTCTGTGTCTAATGCTGAATAACTCATAGACTTAAAGAACGGTTTATGAAAATAATATACATTAACACCCGTTGGTTCAGTACCTAAATCATAAATTGTAATACTATCAAAGAATGTACGTGCGTCATTCTCTCTGATTTTCATACCCATTGATGGGCGCTTATCCATTGTTGATCTCATTTCTGGATAAGCTACCGATGATGTCAATTCATTAGTATATTGATATTGAATAGAACCGGGGTCTGCACCTCTTGGAGCAGACTTAATAGCTTGAACTCCCACATTTCCGCCATATTGGAAAAAGTTTATATAATCTAACCACAAACTAGAAATGATAGATGTTGAATCATCATGAAAGGTTAATGAGGTAGGCTCATATTCCACTTTAGTAGGAACTTTAATATATTTATTATATGATCTAAGGGTTTCAATTTCAAAGACCGGCTTTGGATGCTCGATGCTTTTGAGGTGTGTGTATAATTTCCCATCATGCATAAAATCTGCAAAATTTGTAATAGAATTTTGAAGGGCTTTAGGGTTTATATTGAATTCAACCAAATAAGTGAATTTGAATCTGGGAATTGATAGTGGAGTAACATTAGCAATTCCGTCCATGCCACGAATATCTGTCGCATAGTTTACTACGGGGAATCCCCTTGCCGATCTGCTACTATTATTATGTTTATGATATGCCATTGAAAATCCCCATAATACTATTTACCCAGAAGGGATTTCATATACAAACAAAAAAGGCAGGGAAACCCCTGCCTTTTTATCAAATTGCTGGTTTCTTAGAAACGAGCGGTACCAGTTAAAGTTGCACCGCCACCACCAACATTATTTTGACCGCCACCAAGACCAGTAGAGATAACGCCTGATTGAGAGGAGATTTCTGGCTCGTGGACGAAGGTTCCCATACGTGCGCCATTCTGATTAAATCCAATTACATTATCATACCGAAGGGTCAAATTGATTTCCATCACAGCCGCTTGGTCATAAGTCATTTCGTTGTATTCAACACTTTGGATTTGGCAACCCGCATAACACCATTTCTGAATAATGTTTGGGTCTGAGGCAGAACCACCCGCACTTGCACCGCCAGCTAGAACGTCCAAATCCATTTCAAACTTATAATTTTCACCAGCACGACTCATCGTCTGATCGAAGAAGTTCATTTGTTTTGATTTCTGATTTTCAACACGAGTTGTAACAGAGTTAGTAATATCATCTAAAAATGAGACAGTACATGTGCCATGCTCACCACGTGAGTTTACATATACCGTTGATACATAACTGTAGATTGTTTGAATATCAAATTCAACAGATGGTGGGTGGTTAATTATATTTTCTCCGCCAGGAGAAATTGCCTTACTCCATTGCCATGTTTTTAAATCAGGCATTAAATTATAGCTAAAACCTTCCTCAGCGTTTTTGTAGATAATTAATTGGTT